TTGTTATTTATACCACATTCAATTGTAAATACGGCTATTTTATTCCCAGAATTAAAATTTATATAAAATCCAGTACTATTACAGCAGTATTTATTACACAAGTCTACTAATTCATTATTTCTATCAGTTATTGAAAATTGAATTAAATTAGTATTCCATCCAGACTTACTTCTGAATTTAGTTTTATCTTTGATGGAATTAAATACGCTTTCAACAGCCTCAATACCATATTTACTACAGTATTTTTCTATATTATACATTATCATTAATCCGCATGAAAATTGCTCGAAATAAGCAAATTTAAGTATGTCTAAGTCTTCTGAGCCATAAACTGGTAATAATATATTTCTTTCAAGATTCAATTCCATTTATTAGGGTTTTTAATAATTCAGATGCAAAGTCTTTGCCTCTGTTCATCACTAAATCAGAATAATCTTTACTTTTATATTCTGATGGAATGATTATGTTTTTAATAAAATCATATTTATCTATGATTTTAATAGCATTAAGCTGTCCCCAATTTTCAGACTTATTATAATCATTATCGTAATTTATATATATATTATCAAATCTTTCATTTAGCTTTTTTAATATGTGTGGTTTCATTAATACTGATTCAGCTTGAGGAGCTACAGCACAATAATCAGTTGTGCAAATAATACTCATTGCATCTTTTAATGAAGATGTTATTATTAATATACTTCCTCTTCTTGGTAATTGTCTCCATCCCTGTATTACGCTATAATCATGATTATTAAACCATTTTGCTTTACTTAGTGGTTGATAAATTTTATATGTTATATTGCCATCCTTTTTTTCAGGATATGCATACGATAACTTACTGGCTTTAATTGGACTTCCATTAATAAAATAGTGAGTTATTGGTACGACATTATATTTTTTAAGGCATTTATATGTAATTCCAAATTGATTCCAGAACCAATAATCATAAGCATTGAATTTACGAGATCTTATCTTTATTGTTACAAATTCTTTCTCTATTTCAGTCTTATTATATATTACTGGGTCTTTATTTGATTTTATAACGTCTTTTGGATTTATAAATATATGTCTTAAATTAAAATCTGTTGCTATCTTACTTAATGCTTCAAAATAATTTAAATTAAACATCTTTTGTACAAGTATTATTGAGTCTCCACTTCCAAATCTAAAATCCTTCCAAAATAATTCATTATATTTTGAATTAAATATAATAAACGATGGATGCTTATCTTCTCTTAATGGAGATGAAAATCTTTTGCCTATTATAAATTTTTCAGTAATATAATGTCTATAAATATCATAAGGATTTATTTTATCTATTAAATTTTCTTTATTAAGAAAAATCTTTTCTTCATAATCATTCATATTAATCATTAGTACTCCGTGATTTATGGCAAAAAAAGGCTGCCCAATTATAGGACAGCCTGTATTGCAATTAAATATTATTAACTTTGGTTTACCAGTCTGGATCGCCAGAAGTTGCATTATCCATTGATGTAAATGGATTATCATCTTCTTTATCTGGAGCCACTGGAGCTAATAGAGCATCTTTTTTAAGTACCAACTCATTTGCAAACACTTCGTTTTGAATGAATTTTCCCCAAGCTGGAAATCTTAACCAAGCTTCTGGTTTTGCTGCAGTTCCATATGCAACTACTGCTCTAAATGATCCTACTCCAGACTTATTAATTTCCATCATTGTTCCATCAAGAGCTTCTTGTGGAGTTTTGTATGCAGGAAATTTATAGTCAGCTCCAAGAACTCCTTTTGCAAGATTAATTAATCTTTGAGCTTGGTACTTTTTAAACTTTTCTACATCATCGGAATAATAAAAACCTTCGTTAACTTCACCAGTACCATCTGATACAAATACCTTATAATCAGGCTGGTTAGAATTATCCTTCTTTTTCTCAACTCTAATAGTACATCCAGTTACAACTCCAGCGTTACCATTATTAAATACTTTAAATTCCTTAACTCCACATTCTTCTGCATTATTTAAATCTAACATGTTAGACCTTTCTTCTTTTTAAATAAATATTAATAATTATTAATCGTTACAAATATAAAACTTTAAATCCATTTTTGCAAATTATTTTAGGAATATTTCATCCCAATTATGAGAAATATTTCCATCTTCATTTGACTCCAATAAAACAAACTCTCTTCCTTTTAGGTGGGCTGGTCTAGCTTCTACTACAGAATCACCACCACCATTAAATGTTATCATAGTTTTATTTTTATCTCTGTAAATGTATCCTAAAGCATCTGCATCACCAGCAACGATTCTTTTAAGTTTTCCACTTAAATCTATTTCCATCTCTGATAGTTCTTTCCCATCCTTATTGATCAATCTATCGCTACAGTGACCTAGTAATATAAAGTATTTACAAAGTGGCTTAAACCAGTCTAAAGCATCCTTAAATGCTTCCCTTAAGTATAAATACCCAGCTCCGTTTGGAAGCTTCTTAATATCATCTTCACCTGGATTCTTTCCATAGTTTTTGCCCATTGGGGTTTGTTTGTACTTGAATATAGCTAGTTCATTTACCATGTCTTCCAGATCTGTTGCTGTATCTAAAGCTATTTTCTCATATGGACACCCAGCTTCCTTAATTGCCACTGCAATAGCCTTAAGTTCTCTTAGGTTCGACGCTTTTACGACTAATCCATCTACATAATCACTTCCATTATTAATATCTATTAATAGACAATTATCTAACATTGATATTGCTGTTGTTTTACCAGATTTTGGTTTTCCAAATGCTACTAAAAATCTGGCATTACGCTCAGTAGCTATGCGTTTTTCTGTTGGTAATACTATTGGCATTCATTGCCTTTCTATTCTAATTATTTAATTATCTACTAGTTAAAAAATTCTCTTGTTTTATATCCAAATTTGCTATATTTATCCATATCTAATTTATTTTTACAATCTTTCCATGAGTTATCATTTTTAGATTTAAATTGAAATTTTTGTGGGACTACTGAATATAATTTGTGAATTCCCAATATTTGCCCTATTGTTAAATTATTCACCATCTTCTAATCTTAATACCCAAATTTTAATTTCTCTATCTGAATTTGGATTAATTCCAGCATTCGTATTATTATTCGTAATAGAAAATTCATCTAATATATCCCAATAAAGATCTTTTTCATAATCATCATTTGAAAACATTAAGAATCTAGCCTCACATTCTTCAGGAGATAAATCAGTAATATTATGAAATACTTCTCTTATGATATGTCTTTTTATTCTCAATAATTCGTCATCTGAAATATTTAATTCGGTAGTATCATCATAAAAGGTATCGTCTTTAATATCACGTATAAAATTTATAAAGTTAGTGAGATTTCCACATTGCCCAATTCCACATGATAATTCAATGTTAGAACGAACTTTAAACATTCCAGTAATAATACTATCGTTATCAAATGAAATATCATAGTTTAATTCATCATCGTCTACATCATAATTAACATTTACTGAAAGTAATGCAATTACGTCGTCAAATGTTCTTTTTGGAAGCCGTACTGGTTCTGGCGGAACAATTACGTCAAATAACTCAATTTTATATCGAGCTTCTTTACCAGCATTATTTTCACACACAAAGTGAGTTGCTTCATTAAAATTATTTGTTAATGTACCATTTTGATTCATTAAAGCACCACTATAAGTATCTCCTTCAGTAATATATCTTGATTGCTGAGGTCTTTTGTTACATTTTAATTCAATCATTTTTAAATTATTTGTTTATTCCAATTTTCAATTCTTGCATACACTTCTCTGCTTGGTTCTTTAGGAAGCTCTCTAAAATAATTACTAGATCCATTAAAATATAATGGTAACGATGCAGATCCCTCTCCATCTCTATTAAGTAATATTAATAACTCTCTATGATTTCTTCCAACCCTGGATAAATCCCATCCTTTATATTCCTGAATATCATATCTGGCTGGGTGGAATAGCCCTAGCATTAAATTGCAATCCCTACCACACAGCTTATTATCAGCAAGCCCGTCAGCAGACGGCTTTAACTTATCTACAATAGTTGTTCCTTTATTTGTGAATTGCTGAGCTTCACTGGCTGCAGATTGCTGTTGTATATTAACAACGCAACACTTATACTTATCTCTAAGTTGCAAGCAAAAGTCCGCAGAAAACTGCCCCATAGCATCATGAAGATTTTGACCCTTTTGAGGCTGTAATAGACTTACGTGATCAGTAATTACTATAACATACTCATCTGGATCATCAGGCATAAACTGATCTTTAACTTTTCTCTCCTCATAAGACCCATCCTCATTTTGCCAGTTCATTGTTTTATACGTCCAATGACCCCTATCTTCCATATACGATCTAACAGTATTAAATATCCCGTAAGGATTTCTAGCGTTGTCCACTATACTAACTACTGACTCGAAATCTTTTAGCCACTGCTGGAATTCAATTGATTCTATAATATTTAATATCTTCTCATCTAATATATATCCTTTAAATAATGATTGTAATTTTTGAGGAGCTATTATTATATCATAAGATATAAACAGTTTATGAGATATTGCCGCAAGCATTTTAGATTCTGCAGACATCTCTAAGCTAAAATAAAATATTTTAATTTTAATATTCGTATTGCTTCTATTTTCAAGCCACCACTCTATTGGCTGATATAAATATAAATAATCTCCAACTTGAGTTTTTCCAACTTTTGCATTTGCAGTTATTATAACGTAATGAGCCTGTTGTATTCCAGGAAGAGTGTCCGCCAATCTAGGCAGACTCCAAGGAATTGCTACTAAATCTCCATTTAAACGTTTTTGCCTATTATATTTTAATTTATTTATTACATTTTTACTTATACTTAAGTTTTCATTCAATTAATCCTCCATTACATTGATTTATTTTAATCTGTTTCTTCTCCAATTGCAAAATACATCATTGCTTGATTTCCACCCCACATATTTAATTCCTTTAATGATCTAACTTTTGTTATCGAGTTGGCATTAGGATATTTATTATATATACTTGAATGATCACCATATAATTTTTTATCTTTATTTATAGATTCGTTTATCCAGAATGTTAATATTTTTAATGGATCTCTAAATTTACATTTTAATTTTAATTCGTTGGAAATTCCCATTAAAAAGTTCTTGTTTCTAAATCCCACCACTTTATACCATAATAATCTTAATATATCTAATAGATATAAATTTTTAGTATACTTGTCATATGGCAATGTAAATAGAATTTCTCCATCTTTTATCACTGTTGGAGTGATTCTATTTAGTAAGTAGACTAATTTATTTATGTATTTTTCATCAAAATAAGCAAAGTTTACTATGTGTAGTACTGTTCCTTTTTTAACGCCTCTTATTCCTGCCCAACACGCATCATTTGTGTTTTTATTAAAATCATCTGGAAGCATTCTATTGCCGCCAATATGCGAATAAAAGCATTCATAACCTCTTAGTTTTGTCATTATAAATTAATTTTTCGTTTTAATCTATTAATAATTCCTTTAGTTGTTTTTAAGCCATCCTTTTCAATAGAAATAATCTCTTTGAGTAATAACTTCTTAGCTTCATTATTTAAGTTGTGCTTGATTGCTTCATTAGAAGCTTTAATGGTCTCGTTCCTTAAGTATAATACACTGCTAGATTTAGCCTTTCTATTTTTAAAATAGTTTTTATATCCATCGTGAGTACTATTTGCAATTCCAATATGGTATTGAAATGACTCACTATATCCTATAGGAACTTCAATGCAATAACTTACATCAAAATTATCCTTTAAAAATTCATAGGCTTCTTTACTGTTGATGTGAGTAAATAATAACAACCTACTTATTCTCAGAATGATATTTATTACTTCAATTTTTTCCTCTTTATTTAGCGAATTGCTAAATATAACACTCGGCAGGTATTCAGCAGTTGATAATTTACAATTACTACTCTGCGATCCCAATAATACTGAGCAAACACGCTTGTCATTTTTAAGCACATCATAATATCCTTTAAATCCAGTATTTGCTTTTAATTCTAATTTGCTGTCCATATATATAATTTTTGTTTATAGTTACCGTGTCTTGGATTATTGTATTCTGAAACTTCTTTAAATCCTAATTCGATTAATATATTAAGAGATGGATGTATATCATCACCATAAAAGTTTTGTCCTGCTACAGTAGTTATTGCTCCAATATCTAATTTTATATTAAATACTTCATCTGAATTAAAATTAAAACTATTAGATTTTAGTTTTTCTATAAGTTCAGACATTGCTTTTTTAAGCATGAGTGGATCTGAGTATACCCATCCAGTTAATATCATTGATCCACATCCAGATGGGTTCTCATTTAGAGTGCATATTATTTCATTGTCGTCATTAAGTATATTGACTGTTGGATGCCAGCTATTTCCCTTTATTTTCTTCAGCTTCATTTGTAAGATATTTACTTATTATAAATCTAATTTTTATCATAAAATCTTCATTATTCAACAGCATTTCTGGATGCCCTTGAATACATAAGCAGTTGGTTTTATGATATTTAACTATTTCTGGCTCTGGATTGTCATCTGAATTTAACTGTGTAAAATCATGATCCTTATTGTCTCCATTTAAATATCCAGTTGCTAATTCCTCTGGAGTCCATCCAATTAAAGCATAATCATCCATGGATAGATTGTAAGGATACATCATTTGATGATGTGTAGATGTTATGTCTAGCTCTCCTTCTAATGTGTCTATTTTATGAGTTCCAAATATTGCGTGGTTATTTACGTGCTGTATAAGCTTTCCTCCAGATAGAACTGTTAAAAACTGACTTCCTCGGCAAATACCGAGACATGGAATTCTTAATTCTTGAGCCTTTTTAAAGATCAAAATTTCTTCATTATCTCTATATTCACTTATTCCAGTAAACCTACCTACCTCTTCTCCATACAGCTTTGGGTCCACATCTGCTCCTCCAGTAAATATTACTAATTCGGCTTCATCAATATTTTTTGTTATTACTGAATCTTTTATTATTTTAGCATAATGATATGCATTATCTGTTACAAATATTTTCATATTTAAATATCTTTATTAAACGATTTTACTTCTTTATTGGACTCTTCATCATTAAGGTTTTCGATATACGTATATAATGTACTCATATCATCTTTTGTAATGAAGTATTTTAACAGCATCATTCCAGAATCTCTATTGTAATCCGTAAAGCTATTCACGTAATTAGTAATTGCTTTCTCAACCTGTTCGTAAGATGTATTTTTATATATCTTAAAGAATGTTTTTAACTTTGTCTTAATTTCTGGTTTATTTCCAAACCAATAATATTGACCATTTTTCTTGCCTTTAGGATATATGTCTTTTAATTTTTCTATTAATACATCAATTTTATTTGTTTGCGTTGCGAATAAGCCAACTCCCTGCTCAGTTAAATTAACAGCTCCATCTTTCCTAGATATATAATTTTTATTTACTAAAGACTCTAACCACTTATCTTCTGAGATAAATGGTATAGAGTCGATTTTATTTTGTAAACAATGTATTTTATATAAAGTAAGATATTCATTTATGTTAATGTTCAATTCTGTAAGGAACTTAATATCTATATTTATATTCATAATTAGAACTCTTTTAATTCTTTAATCACCTCAATTATAGGAACTCTATAATTAAACGCACTAATTACATCTGATTTACATCCCTTGCAATCCCTGAACCACGAATCCATAATCCGCCATTGATGGTTGTAATTACACAGGTCAACATATATATCTGAATATTTACTTTTTAATACATATTGTTCATTTAGAGTTTGAATTACATACCTTGATTCTTTATATCTATCAGACTTGATTAGATCATTAAATTTCACAGTACTGCTATTGAATAATTTCCATATATATTTAAACATATTTATTATTTTATTTGTTTAATCATATCTACAATATCCATCATTGCTCCATATTCTGGATTAATAAAACCTTGTATAATATCTTGCGGATACTCTCCAGCAAAAAATATAATTGTAAGAATAATCGACAACACTCCTGAAGCTATTGCAACTACTATGCTTAATTTATTTTTGTCTGCGTAGACTTCTCCATCATCCCAATCTTTTACATTTGCGGAATATTGAATAAACATATATAGTAAAAATATTATTAGTGATAATACAAATAATCCAATAATTGCTTTTACATATTGCTGTCTTACTAGAACTGCATAAACATGCTCAGATCCTACCTTAAGGGCAGCTCCAATTTGTTTAATCGCATCTTTTGTGTCAGTATAGATAGTAGAAGAGGCTACGGTTGCATCTCTATATACTTCTGTGAATGATACTGTAGTGGTATCAACTGGTTGTTGTGCACTTACAAAGGAAGTTAATCCAATTGCTAAAATAATTAATAATATAAATCTTTTCATAATATATTTAATTTTGTTTATTACCTCAATCAGAGGAGTAAACTTAA